CGACCACGAGCGCGGCGTGGTCAGCGTCATCCTCGACGAGGAGGGCGTGGAGCACGCGGCGCCTCCCTGCGCAGAGCTTCGACGGCGCCCTCCATCGTGTGCACCTGCTCGCGGAGCTGGTGCCGCGCCTCGGTGTGCACGGTGAGGTCCGCGCGGATCTGCGCAATCGCGCTGTGCAGCGCGTCCACGTCGGCGCGCAGGTGCTCCGCGGTCGCATCGCTCGCCACGCGGTGCTCGCGGAGCGCGGCGATCTCGCGGCGTGTCTCCTCGTGCTGACGCTTGCTCTCCGCGGTCGCGATGTCCTGCGCGGCGCGCATCGACTCCAGCGACGCGGCGAGCGCGCCGCCGCGCCACACCACGAGGCCCACGTTGAGCACGGCCGCGAGCCCACCGAAGACGAGGGCCACGGTGGTGCCGTCGGTCACGACAGCCCCCGAGCGAGGTGCGGCCCCTCGACGCGCACGAGCACGCGCACGCAGAGCCAGAGCACCGCGGCGAGCACGGGCCTCACAGCGATCCCACGGAGGTCATGCGGATCGCGAGGACCTCGACGGTCCACGGGCTCCCGATTGCGCCCTCGCCGTAGGCACCGGAGCCGACGTAGATCGTCGTCGTCGTCGGGAGCGCCGTCATCAGAGACGTGTTGGTGACCGTGTAGAGTTGGCGCCACACGGTCGGGAGCGCGCCACCCGTGCCGACACCCCACCACGAGATGAACTGCCCGTTCTGCGCGCGCGAATGCCGCAGCCAGAACTGCCCACCCGTGAGGTCGCCGCTCGACGGCCCCGAGGCCTCGCCCACGTTCGTCGTCGAGCCGGCGACGTTCGTGAACATCCCGACGTTCCGGTCGGAACGCAGCGTCGACAGCGAGTAGTTGCTGGCGTTGACGTAAAACCCCATCAAGAAGAATCCGCGGGGCGCCCCCATTCCGTCGCCCGCGGTCACGTCGAGGCGCACGGCGATCTCCCACGAGGTCGACGACGCACCGAGGGGCGTCGCATCGCGCGTCACGAAGCCGATGCCGGTGGTGCCAGCGGCCGCGGCGAGCGTGAGCGACGCGCCCGCCGACCACGTGACCGTGACACCGCTCGCGGGCGTGGTCGTCCACCCCGTGCCCGAGAGCGGGTCGACGATCGTCGCGCCGGGGGTTGCCCCGATGGCCGCGAGCACCGCCGCGTAGCTCAGCGCGGTGCCCTCGCCGTCTGCGTCGAGGGCCACGATGGTCGAGGGGGCGGCCACGTCGAGCAGCACGCTCGCGGGCGTGTCGGGGAGGGACGCGCCGCCGTCGGAGATGTTCTCGCCGTTGACGAAGATCATTGGCCGACCGCCTCGATCGTCGCGCTCGATCCCACCGCGCTGGTGAGCGTCAGTCTGAGCGTCGTGCAGGGCTCGTCGACGAGCGTGATCGTGAGACGCCCGGCAGCCGCCAGCGGGATGCCCGTCGTGATCGCACGGGCGTTGCCGGCGAGCGCCACCGGGATCGTCGCGACGGATAACGCCGTGATCGGATTCGCACCGCTGTTGAGGATCGACACGGTCAGCGCCTTAGCGCCACCCGTGGCGATATCCACATCGGTCGCGACACCCGCTGCGAGGGCCGTGACAGAGCTTGACCGGAGAGCTTCGAAAGTCGGAATGGTCGCCACGTCTCACCTCACTCCGAAAAGCCACGAACGTACAGGTTGACCGCGAAGCTGGTGGAAGACCCCGAGACCTCGACCTCGACGCGCTGCGAGGAGTCAGTCTCGATCTCGAAAAATACGTGCTCGCGCGATGCGTTGTCGAGCCCCCCGGCTTGAGCGTGCGGCACCGTCACCGACAGCGACGACGAGGTCTCCCCGTTGGTGCGGATCGCGCTGGCGACCTCGTCGCCCGATGTCGTGTCTTCGTTGATGATTTGATAGTGCATGTGCGCGATCCGCGCGTGCGGCGGAAGATACGCGGTCAAGACCAGGTCGGTGAAGGCCTGCGCGACGAGGTACGACGCCGCCGGGCTGCCGTGGCCGTTAGACGCCGAGTAGCGATAGAAATACCGCCCGCGCAGTGCGCGCAGCGGGACCGGCGCGCCCGCGCCGGTGGTGTAAAAGCACCCGATGTAGCGCTGTTGATCGATCGACGTGGACTTCCACTTGCGCGATGCGCCCGGCGCCGTCGTGCTGATCTGCTTCGTGAGCACACCAGCGGTGCTCACGCCGAGATAGCAGTAATACCACGTAGCGTTCGAGAGATTCGCGGGCGAGCCCTCGACGTCGGCCAGCGACCACGTCGTGTCGCCCGTTGTGAAAAGCGGCCAGAACACGCCGGTGCTGTCGCGAATGGTGATCGCCTCGAAAGCGTTGACCCGCGCCGTGAACACGGTGCTCGTGCCGCCGCTGTCGACGCTGAATTCGTCGCCTCCGATCAGCGTCCCCCAGGTGCTGCCGCGGGCGTACTGCGCACGGTCAGCGAGCGTCTGCAGGATCGGCGCAAGGGGGGCCGTGCCGCCGTCCATATAGGCACCCTCGCCGTCGACGGGTCGCGTGATGGTCGCCCCGGTGTGCTTCGCAGTCGGTGTGATCGTCGCAGTCATGTGACCTCTCTTATCAGCAGAAGACGCCGAAAGCGACGGCGCCCCAGATCGTGTCGTCCTCTCCGAAGAGAGGCGCGGACCATTCGTCAACAGGCTTCACGGACCACGTGTCAGAGCCCCACAAAAAAAGCCCCCAGACCGCCGCGCCCCGCGCGATCGTGACCGAAAAGACCCGGTCGCGGGCGTTGATCCATTGCCGCAGGACTCGCCGCAGCACGGGCCGAATCGTCGCGGGCGTTTCCGACTCAATAGGCTGCTGCAGGCGCGATCCCCACGACCACGCGCCGCCGAAGGGCTCGCCCGTCCACCCGGCGAAGCCCGTGAACAGGATTCGGATCCGCGCCCAGCGATCGGTAGCCGAATCCCAGGGGAGCTCTCGGTAGGGGATCACGGCCGGGTAGCCCTCGCCCAGCAGGCCGACGCCGAGCGCGATCCCGTATCGCGTGCCCACCCACGCCCACGACTCCCACGCGCCAGCGAGACGAGCGCGATAGGTAGACTCGGTGTCGGGAGACTCGCGGCCGATCTGGCGATCGGCACCGAGCAGACTGAGCGCGTCGCTCGGCGCCGTGGGCAGGAAGCGCGCGAGCACGGCGTCTTTCGCGAGGCCGAGAAGCGCGTCCTTCTCGGCGCCGAGCACGGCGCCCCAGCGCTCGCCCCACTGCCCGCGCAGGCCAGCGGGCTGCAGCGTCGGCTGCCACGCGAGATAGGTACTCACACGGTCACCCACGTGAGGGTCACGGCGCCCACGGTCGCGACCTGCCCTGCAGCGATCGACACGTCGGCTGCCGGTGCCACGAGGTCGACGTCCTGGATGCCCGCGGCCGCGTAGATCGACGCGCCGATGCGCGCGGTGTCGACGGTCGCAGACCCCAGCCCGAGGCCGTTGACGTACGCGCTGATCGCGTCGGTGGCCAGCGTGCGATTCGGCGTCGAGTCGCTGGCCGCCGCGACGTAGACCGTGGCCGTAACGGCGATCACGACGGCCGTTGCAGCGGTCACGATGGCAGTGTCGGTGACGGGCTTGACGACGTCGAGCGCGCTCTGTACGGCCGCGACCTGTCCCGCCGTCGCCGTGCCCGAGGCCTGCGCCACGTAGATCGTCACCTCACCGTTGCCAGGCCCCGAGAGGACCTGCACGCGCGTGATCCCAGCGACGCCGGCCGCGAGCGCGTTGTACTGATAGGCGCTGAGGTTCGCCCCGCGCCCGAGCGTCGACCAGCGCAGTCGACAGCGCGCGCGCAGCGCCGCGTCAGTCTCGGCGTCGACAGCGGCCGCGGTGATCCACGACACCGCGGCGCTGACCGTCACGCCAGCCAGCGCAGGCGATAGCGGCGACGACAGCAGGAGCGACCCCGAGATGTTCGCGCTGGTGCCCGGGGTCTCGGCGCGCACCTGGACGCTCAGCGTGCCGCTCGTGGTGAGGGTCAGCGTGGCCGTGTTCGTCGACCGCCAGCGCCGCGTCCCATCGGTGACGACGAGCGCCCCGGGGCCGATCGTGTAAGGCCCCGCAGCTGCGCTGCAGGTCAGCGTGACGTTGCCCACCGCGAAGGTCGCCGCGACGCGCGGGAGGTCGAAAAGCCCCTGGGCCACGAGGTCGAGCCAGTCGCCCGTCGCGGTGTCGAGATAGCCCCCGCGGACGATCTCCGCGACCACGCTGCGGAGGTCCGCCAGCGACTCGGCGTCGGCTCGCGCGAGGCTGCGACCGGCGTTGCCCGGCTGCCATGCGGTGACGGGGAACCCCTGCGCGGCGAGGCTCGAGAGGATCGTCGAGAGGTACTGATCGCTCGTCGTCTCGGTCTGCAGCGCGGCGTAGGTGGTCGTCACAGGGGCTCCGCGGCGAGGATCTCGGTGGTCACGCTGCCGACAGCGAGCACGAGCCGGAAAGGCCCGTCGGCGGTCTGGACTATCGCACGAATCGTCAGGCGGGACGACCCGGGTGCGAAGGCCACCGACACGTCGGCCGTCTCGACGCGCTCGTCGGCCACGAGCTCGGTCGCGATCGACAGCTCCAGCGCCGCGGTCTGCGTCGGCGTGAGGGAACTGTTGATGGCACTGCGCACGTCGAAGCCGTAGCTCGGATCGTCGAGGAGCGTCCCGCGGGGCGTGATCAGCCGCCGCCCGAGCGCCTGGCCGAGCCCGCGCACGCCAGACACGGGAGAGAAATAGGGGTCGAGGTCTGCCGCGTCGGGCGTCGCGATATCGGTGCCGAAGTCTGTCACGGGATCCTCACCACGTCGGAGCCGCCCGACACCGCGCCGATGGCGCCCGAGGGCGGGGCCACGCCGGTCGCGAGCTGCACCTGCGTGAACCACGCGGAGAGCGCCGCGCTGGCGTTCACGGCCTCGCCGTCGCGCGCGGCCTTCGTCGACGAGCCATTGATTGCAATCTGCGTCGCGGTGCCGCCAGCCTCCCAGAGCGCCGCGACCGGCCGCGCGGGATCACCCGCGTCGAAGCCGAGCACCACGCGCGTGCCGATCGGCACGGTCACCGACGCGCCGGGCAGGCCGTGGCGCATCGGCACCCCACTGATCGAGGGCACCCTCGGATCGTCGGGGATCAGGTCGAGCAGCTGCCCGCTCTGGCTCACCACCCGCGCCGGGTACAGCGCCAGGTAGTCCACGCGCCTGAGCGCTCGTCGAATCACCGCGTCCACCACGGGGCCAAGGCCCGTCGTGCCCTCGGCCGTCACGGTCGCGCGGAGCTCCCGGGGCGTCGCACGGATCTCCAACTGCTCGACGCGCACGGGCGCACGCCCCGGCAGGACCAGCGTGCGTCCGACGTCGATCCCCAGCACGTCGCCCCCGAGCACCAGGCGCCCTGACTCCGGCAGCTCCTCGAGCACGTCGACGGGCCCCGAGGGGCGCTGCTCGGCCCACGTCTCGGCACCGACGCGCACGCTCCCGTCCGCCAGCACGCGCCACGAGACGCCAGCCGCGCGCGCGACGTCGGCCACGGCCGTGGAGGCCGGTCCTGCGATGCGAGCCCACAAGGGCGCGACGCGCTCCAGCCCCGAGCTCGTCGTCGAGGGTGTCTCACCCGACGCACGCAGCACGTCGGCCAGCACGTCGGCCAGCGTCGAGCCCCGCAGGGCCACGGCGTCCAGCACCCGCGCGAGACCGCCAGCGCCGCCCACCAGGCGACCGCGCCACGAGCCCGAGGCGACAGCGCCGCGCACGACGGCGCCGACGCGCTCGACGCCGTCGATTGAGAGCACCACGCGCCCCGACGGCGTCGCATCCGAGTCGAGGTCGACGTCGGCCACCCACGCGCCGATGCGCGGCACCGTGAGGGCGCAGAGCACGCAGCGCAGGCCGCCGACGGTCACCTCGGCCACGGGTCACCCACCCCGCGCGGGAGGCGCCGCCGCGCCGGCCTGCGACGGCGCCGGGATCGGGTTCTGCGCGATCACCTGCTGCAGCCGCGGGTCGAGGTCCGTGGCGGTCGAGGTCTGCGGCGCGGCCTGCGCCGTGCGCGTGGCGGCGCGCCCCTGCCGCGCCGGTGGCGGGTCACGAAATTCGCTTGCCTTGATCGTCCAGGTGAGCGTGCCGCCCGACGGCGACGGCAGCGACGCGCCGGTCACGTAGATCCGACTGATTCCCGCGAAGGCGAGCGCGGGGTGCTGGACCTCGACCGCAAGGCCTCGGCCGCGCGTCCCGCGAGGCGCCAGCAGGGCCACGAGGCGTTGCAGCTGGGCGGCATGCTCGGGCTCCCATGCAGTCAGCGTGATCGTGAGATCCACGAGGTCGTAGCCCCTATCGACGATGCGCGCCCCGTCCTGACCGGCGGCGCGACGGGCGTCGATCTTGCGCTTGAAGGCATCGCCAGACACGGCCGCGAGACCGCCGAAATGCACACCTCCCAGCGTGATCTCGTCCCATGCGGTGCCCGCGAATTCGGGGATCTCGAGGGCCATCAGACGCTCCCGCCCGAGAGGGCCAGCCGGTCGAAGGTCACGCCGACGCGCTGCTCGATCTCGTCGACGATCGCGGCAGCCTCGCGACCCGCGCCGTCGACGAAGATCTGAAAGACGCCGGCGCGCCCCGCCAGAGGCGCGCCAGCGCCAGCGCCGCCAGCGCCTAGGGCAGGAGGCGCCACGAGGCTCTGCACGGCACCCTGGGCGTCGCCAGTGCCACGCTCGACGCCGACCGCGAAGCCCGCCGCCGTCTGGTCGCCGAGCTCTGCGAAGACCCTCGAGGGCGAGCGGATGCCCAGGAACTCTCTTGCGGAATTCACGGCGCCCGAGGCCATCCCCTGCACGGCCTCCGTGACACGTCCAGCAGCACCCCTGATCCCGGCGACGATCCCGTCGACGATCGACGTGCCGATGCCCTGCCAGGCGTTGTACGCCTGAATCGCGAACCCCGCGACGTTCGTCAGGAGCACGCCGAGAGTAGCGAATGCGGCCGTCAACTGCGCTGCGAATCCCACGACGACGCCCAGGTTTCGCCCGAAGGTGATCGCCCACTCGGACCAGCGATTGAGGTCTGCCTGGCTCGTGCCCTGCAGATCTCGGATCAGCGGGCCGAGGCCCTGCCCGAGACCCTGGATGAATGCACCACCGACTCGCGCGATCGTATCGATGAGCGGCGGTAGCACGGTGGCGAGGGTGCCGACGAATCCCTCGATCCGCTCCGGGGTGAGTATCCCGCCGATCGCTGCGCCAGCCCGATTGATCAGCCCCGCCACGACGGTCTGCAGCTGGAGCCCTGCGGCCGACGCGCCACCGAATGCGTCACCGATCGCAGCAATGCTCCTCGCGAAGGCCTGCACGCCGGGCAGCTGCTCCAGGCCGCTGATCCCGGTGATGAGGTTCTGCAGCGCCTCCTCGGCGTTGCTGATCGAGCCCGCGAGACCCGCGCCTTGCGCTACCGCGAAGCCGCCGAGCTGCGACCGCGTTGTCGCCTGCACGGCCGACAGCACCGCGTTCACGCCCTCGGTCCCCGTGATCTGCCCGCGCTGCATGAGCGAGGAGACCTGCGCCGTCTGCTCGGCCTCGGTGCCGCCAATCCCACGCTGGCGCGCGACTGCCCGCAGGATCTCCGCGCGACTGATACCGACCTCCGAGATCTGATTCAGCTCCTCGGCCTGCAGCGCCCCGCGGCCTCGGATCTGGCCGAGCGCGCGGACGAATCGCCCCTGCGCCGTCGCGTCGCCGGACTGCAGCGCCCCCACGTCGAGCCCCGCCGCGAGCACGCGCTGCTCCTCGGCGCCGCGAAAGCCCGCCGTGATCGCCTGCTGCCGCGCGGCCATGATGTCGCTCGCGCGACCCGGCGCAATGCGCGCGATCGCCTGCGTCTGTCGGAAGGCTGCGCCACCGATCGCGCTGATCCCCGCGCGCCCCTGGCCGCCCATGAGCACGCCGAGCGTCGTCACGGCCGACTCGCGAAAGCGCACCATGTCCGCCACCGAGCGGATGATGTTCGCGCTGACCGCTGCGAAAGCCACGGCCATTCCGGCCGCTGCTGCCGTGATCCCAGCCGCGAGCGATCCCACCTGGCCGAGCACGCCAGCCACCTGACCCAGCGTGCCGCCCAGGCGCTGCGACGAGGTGTCGAGCCCCCGGACCGATCCCGCGCCCTGCGAGAGCTTGCGGTTCAGCGACTCGACCGAGTCCTCGGCGCGACCGAGCGGACCCGACATCAGGTCCTTCGCCTCAAAGCGCCATGTGAGTGTCTCGGCCACGCTACGCCTTCGTGTTCACGATTCGGTGAATGTGCAGCGCCTCGGCCACGAGCAGCGCGCCCGCGCGTCGGTGCGGATCGAGGTCGTCAGGGTCGTGCCCTGCGAGAGCGAGCATGCACGACGCTGCAGTCCACAGGTCCGTGCGTGTCTCGTCCCGCAGGGTCAAGATTCCCCCACTGCGGCGCGATACCTCCGGGCGAAGCGGCCGACGAGCTCGCGGCCGGCCTGCTCTGCGATCCACGGCGCATCGTCCCGCAGCGCGTCGAAGGCCGTGCGATCGGGGTGCACGAGGAGCTCTCGCGCGATCAGCTCGGGCGCCGAGGCCGCGCTGTCGTCGCCAGCAATCAGCCGCTTGTCGGCCGCGCTCAGTCGACGCCAGTGCGCGCTCGTCGCAGCCCTGAAGGCGAGCGTGAGCTCGCGGCCGTCGGCCTCGCTGGCGACGTCGATCACCAGCAGCGGGCCGTGCTGCGCTTCAAGCGCCTTGATCGCGTCGGGCGCGAGGGCCATCACACCACCTGTCGCGAGATGCTCTGGTCGTCAATCGGCGACGCGCCGTTGATCGTCAGACCGCGGTACTGAAAGCTCACCTGCACGGTCAGCGCGTCGGTACCCTGCTCGCCGCCGCCCTGCGCACCGGAGAAGCGCACGCCCGAGAGCACCTCGCGACGAGTGCCCAGCACGCTGTCGGTGTACTGGATCACGACCACGCGATCGCGATCACACCAGCCCGCGCTGGCAGCGAGGGCGTCGTACGCGCTGCGGTGGAGCGTGATGCTCGCATCGCCCGGCACGAAGCGCCCGCGGGTCATCCCCAGCGGCCGGCGCCCGGCGCCCTGCACGAGCGTGCGCTCGACGGTCCAAGAGAACGCGATCGCGGTGATCGCGACCAGCGGCTCGTCGCCGTCGGTGCGGACCTCGATGGAACTCCAGTCAAATTCGCGGTTGTTGATCGTCGCCATGTCACGCCACCTGCGCCGAGAGGGAGAGGTCGATGTCGATCAGCGTGGCATACCCGAGCGGCTGCACGCGCACCTTGAAATTCAACTGCGACGAGCTGAGCACGTTGTTGTTGCGGTCGACCTGAGCGCTCACGGCCGACGTGAGGCCCGACGCCACGAGGTCCTGCGCCAGCGCTGCGGTCACGCGCCCGTCGATCGCGTCGGCGTCGCGCGGGTCGATCTTCCCGCCAGCGATCGTGCGCACCGAGCTGTTGAGGTAGTCCTGCAGGATCGACACCGAGAGGCGCGCGGCTTCCTTCACCACGCGCACGTTCATCACGCTGGTGAAGTCGCTGCCCGCGGCCGCGCGCGTGACCGCCGTCGAGTAGAATCCCCCGCGCCCCGGGAGGCTCTGCGCGCCGATGAAGCGCCCCGTGTCGAGCCCGGTCAGGATGCGCAGGTCGTGGATCAGATCGCCGTCGTCGATCCCGCCGAGCGGGCCCGAGAGCACGCGCCCTGGATGGTCCGCGAGCCCGTTCACGCCGACGCTGCGGATCAGCGCGAGGCGCGGGCCGATCGCCCACGCGACCGAGCGGATCAGGTTCGCATCCCAGAGCGCGTCGAGGCGCGTCGCGTAGCCCGCTGCCACCGCGCCGTGGCGCGACGTGAACGCGCTGAAGCCCGGCGACGTGCCGAGCAGCACGCCCTGCCAGGTCGAGACGCTCTCGCCGCTGTTCTGGTTGCGACTCGACGCGAGAAACCAGCGATAGACGTTGCTCGCCTCGAGCCCGCCGACCGAGGTGTCGAGCGTGCCGACGGTGGCGCCGGTCACCTGCTCGGCCACGTGCACGAATTCGTGGTCAATCGTGGTGACCTCGAGCGCGTCGAGCGCGGTGCCGAGGGCCGAGGCATCCCAGATCGGGGCCGTCGACGTGAAGCTGAACACGTCGCCCACCACGAAGGTGCCATCCGCGAAGTCGGTAGTGATCCCGGTGTTCGGGATCGTGATCTCGCCGTTGGCGGGCACCGCGAACTCGCTCGAGAAGCTCTCGCCGTTGTCCAGAGAGATTCGCACGGCGGCGGTCAGCGCGGCGAGGTTCGCGCCCGCGCGCGTCACGCGGTAGACCACGCGGAAATCGTCGGCGGCCGTCGCCACGGTCACCGAGAGCACCGCGGTCGAGGTGTTCGACCCGCCCGCCGAGACCGCCGAGCAGCTGCCCGCGCTGGTCGAGGCCGCGCGCACGCAGAGGATCGGGCCGCCCGCGCGCAGGAAATACTCGGCGGCCAGCGCCGTCAGCTTCCCGTAGCCGAAGGTGCTCAGCGCGTCTTCGATCGTGCTGCAGAGCACCACGGTGTCGGCGGTGCCTGACTGCGCACACCCGACGATCGCGGGCGGGCGGGAGAGCTGGCGCGAGACCCCGAGGCCTCCGTCAGCGATTGCGAGTGTGGTCGATGCGATCGGCATTAGGTCCTCGTGGGGGCTCGGTCAGTCGGAGGGGATCAGGATCTGGCCGTCACCCGCGACGGCCCCGGTGGTGTCGAATGCGACGGTCGCGACGGTCGCGACGGTCGGCGCCGTCTCTGGCACGTAGCCACGGAGCGTGACGCGCAGAGTAACACTCTCCCCGAGCGTAAGCGCGTCGCCACGGGCCCAGGTGCCGGTGCCGAGCACGAATGCGGTCGGGCCGACGACGCTGTGCAGGGCGCGCACGAGCGCGTCCCGTAGGGTGATCGTGCTCTCGAAATCGGCCGCCCAGCACTCCACGTCGAAGAGGGTGTCGAGGCCGACGAGCGCACGCTGCAGGCCCGATGCGAGGGGGCTCCGCTTCGGCGCCGCACCGGCCTCGTCGCTGGTCGGGATCCACCGCAGGCACGGCGGCGCGACGTGATCGTCAGCGAGCCGTGCGCCCACGCTCGTCGAGAGCCCGGCGACCTCGAGGGCAGCGGCGACGTTCACCGCTGCGATGGTCGTCGTGAGGGTCACAGCAGCGCCTCGATCGCCTCGTTGGCTGCGAGGATGAAGGCTCTGCGCCACGAGGGAGGAAGCTGCGGAATCGGAAGGAATGGCCGCGCGGGGATCGCGCCGAATCCGTATTGATGCGTTGCCGCATAGACCGGGTTAGCGGTGATCGAGAAGCTGTCGCCCTCGATCCTCGGCCGCGTCGTCACCGACGCACGCAAGCGCCCGGTGTCGAGAAGGGGCTTGCCTCGATCGCCGCGCCGAGCGTTGCGCTTACGGGCCCGCGCGAGCGGTCGCCACGGCACGCCGCCCGGCGCCGTCGACCTGCGGAATCCCTCGGCGACGAGGTCTTGCGCTTCGGCGGCGACAGCCTTCACGACGTCGGTGACGGCCTGGTCACTGAGCCTTGAGAGACGTCGCGCGAGGCTGGCTGCTGCTGCGAAATCGCCGCGCACGCTCACGGTCACCAGCCTCGCTGCGACGAGCTCGTCGTGGTCGGTGCCGTCGTGGCCGTCGCGAATCGCTGCGGGCCCGGCACCGTCACGCCACCCGTGACGGCGGCCTTGCCTGCCGAGACGTCGCGGAGCCATGCGCGCATCCGGTCTGCCCGCACGATGACGACGTCCCCATTCGCGCGACTCGGATCGAGGCCGCGCGTCGTCAGGATCAGCTCGGCCGCGAGAGCACACACGCATTGCGTGAGGTCCGTGCCGTAGCTCTGCAGCGGCGTCGCGTACCGTGATCGTAGATAGCTGTCGGCCACGTCGCTAGCGGCCTCCAGGCACTCACTCTGCACGGTGCTAGAGACACCCGAGAGGGCCGCTGCGGGCAGCCCGAATCGCACCAGGTCTGTCGTCGTCGCGTACGCCACAGCAGCACCTCTCGGGTCAGATCAGGTCCAGGTCACGCCGAGCACTTCGCGGCGAGCCAGAACGGCCCGTACCCCGCCGCGCCGCGCGCCTTCACGCCGTACACGAACTTGTTCCGCATCATCACGTGCTCGTCCGAGGGGTTGGTGAGGGTCACCATCTCGGGCGCCTGACGCTGCTGGAAGATGAACGGCTTGATCGGGCGCGTGGTGTCGAGCAGGTACCACGTCGAGTCGCTGCCGCCCGCGCTGGCCGCCAGCTGCGGGGCCACGACGACCTCGCTCAGTCCGCGCAGGACGTTGTCCACGGCTCCGATGGTGCCAGAGTCGACGATCGTCGAGGCCTGCACGATCTTGCGCGCGGTCACCTCGAGGGCAGGCGGCACGAGCAGCACGTCGGGGCGCACGCGCAGGCTCTCGCCGTCCTCGCCCACGTACTCCATCATGGACGCGCGCACCGAGGCGAAGTTCGACGGCGTCAGCGCGGTTGAGCCGAACAGGTTGTCGATGGTGTTGCCACCGAGCGAATGGCTGTTCGAGAAGAAGCTCACGTCGTCGTACGCGGTCTCGGTGCCACCGGCGAGGATCGCGGCGAAGACGAGGTCGTCAGGCCAGAGGCGCGCCTGCATGCCCATCTCGTCGACGAGGCCCGAGTAGACGCCGATCGAGTCGTCCTCGATGTCGTCGCGGTCGACCTCCACGGTGAGCTCATAGCTCTCGTTGTCGAGCTGGTACTTGTAGCTCTTGGCGTTGACGAGCTTGCGCTCGCCGTCCCACACGCGGAGCTTCGCGAGCTTCGCGTGCATCGGGTAGACGTTGGCGCGAGCGCCCGAGGGGATCGTCGACGCGATCCGGGGGTGCTGGACCTGCGCGTTGGCATAGGCCTGCTTGAATCGCAGGTCGAGTGAGACCTGCAGTGCCTTGAGTGTGGCGGGAGTGATGAGCATGGGTGCGTTCCTTGTTGGTGATCAGGCGGCCGTGGTCGGGATTGCGCCCATGTGGTTGAGGATCGCGCGGAAGGCGTTGCCCGCCGTGCCATCGGAGAGGGCCATGCCCATGACGAAAGACCCGATGACCGCGTCGTTGGTCGCGCCCGCGTCGCTGGTGTTCACCGTGGCGGCGACGGCGGGCTTGGCCCGCGCGGACGTGGCCGTGGTGGCGATCAGGCCGCCGTCGGAGATGTTCGTCGACGCAATGATCTCGACCAGCCCGAGCACGCGCACGATCGCGATCGCCCCGCTGGCCGGGCGGTTCAGCAGCACGCCGAGCGCCTGCTCGCCGGCCGAGTCGGCCAGCACCACCTGGGAGGAGCCGTTGAGCTTCACGAAAAGCCCGTCGCTGGTCGTCAGCGAGGCACCGGCCGGGTACAGCACGTCGTGCGAGGCGCCGCCGTTGGCCTCGGCGCGACCGAGCAGGCCGCACTCGACGATCACCTGCGACCCGTCGACGGCGATCACCTTGCCGACCGCGGGCAGGTCGCCCGAGGTGTTGAGGCGCGACAGCGTCTGGTCGTCGGCGGCGTAGACCACGCGCCCGACGTCGGCCGCGACGATGGCTGCCGTCGAAGTGCCGTTCGAGAAGTAGAACGCCCCGCGCTCGACGAGGCAACGCAAGGCGCCCGCGATCCCGGAGCTGTTGTCCGACTCTTCCTGCGCCACGCCGACCACGTACAGCGTCGCGTCGTTCGTCGCGGCGACGAGGTTGCCGTCGAGGTCCAGGCACACGATCGTGCCCTGGTAGATGTGCGTCGACGCCGCGACCGGCAGCGACATCAGCGCGCGCACGACGGCCTGCTCGCCGAAGCGGGCGGTGTCCACATTGGAGGTTGCAGCAGCCATGTCAGTGATCCTTCGTGAGAGCGGTGGTGAGAGCGGTGGTGTCGAGGCCGAAGGCACGCGCGAAGATCGACATCGTCTCGGTGTCCTCGGCGCTGAGCGTCGCGCCGCTCGAGGCGGGCGCCTGCGGGGCCGCGACGGCCACGACCGGCGACCGAACCGCGCGGAATCGCGCCACGCCCCGGGCGTCGAGCCCGGTCAGCCAGCAGTCGGACTGGCCGTCGGCCGCGCGCTCGGCGGGCGAGAGCTTGCCCTCGGCCACGCACGCGTCGAGCTGGGCCGCGCGCTCGGCCTTCTCGGTGGCCGCGCGCTCGGCGGCGATCTGCGCGCGGAGGGACGCGAGGTCGGCGCTGTCACGGCGCCAGGCCTCGACGACCGCGAGGGCCTCGGCGGCGGTCTTCGCGCCGGTGGTGGTGGTGAGGGACGCGGCGAGGCTCGCTACGGCGGCCGCGCCAGTGTCCTCGGGGGTGGGACTCGGCATGGGAGGCTCCTGCGGCGCTGCCGCTGGTGATGCTGCGTCGACCATCGGCGCAGAGGTGCTCGGGCGGATCACAATCCCACCCTCGACAGGCTGATAGATCTCCTCGACCTCGACGAGCTCGTCGATCTCGACGCCGTCCTCGACGACGCGGTAGACCGCGCGAAAGCAACGCTCGTCGCCACCGGGGAGCATCTGCTCGACGATCGCATGGTCGGCGTAGACCTCGTTGATCTCGACGGCCCCGACGAGGCCGGACACCGCGCGCATGATGTGCTCTGCGACGTCTCCGAACGACATGCTCAGCGCGGCTCGCTGCGCGTCGGTGCGACGGTCCCGCGCCGAGAGCACGAGCGGCCTCGCGCCGTGCGTCGCCGGATAGCTGGTGAGCGCCAGCGGGCCGAGCCTGAGCACGCGCCGCGACTCGGGGTCGAACTCGAAAGAGGGCGACGTGTACCGATACTCGGGGAGCTCGCCGTTGTCGCCGGGCCTGATCGCAGCGAGGCCCGCGGCCGTCCAGGACGGGATCGCATAGAGCCCGTCGTCGCGGACCTCGGGGCGGTAGTAGCCCGGCACGTCCCGCCTGCGACCGTCAGGGCTTGCGAGGGCCCCGTGGTCGAAGTCCATCGCCAGGTCGATCCCGTGCTCGTCGAAGGCGCGCATGATCGCCTCGGCAGCCGCGTCGTCGAAGAGGTATTCGCCCTTGGTCGTCTTCGTGAGACCTCGCGCGAAAAGCCTGATCTCGCGCGGAGGGAATCCCGCCCCGAGCGGGAGCGCGTCGAGGGTCGCGTGCTGGGATGCGGGCTTGCGCTTGCGTCGGGCAGTCATTGTTGCGGCCTCAGTCTCGGATTGTCGAGGTAGGCGTCCCAGACCTCGGGAGGATAATCGGCGCGGCGGGGCTGCCACTCATCCTCGCCGGGTAGTGTGCCGAAACCCTGCTGGCTGGCAACTGGGGGCGGCGCATTTCCTGCTCGGGCGACGCGCGGGTCGCTGGCCCTGAGGCCGCGCACGATCGACCTGCAGGCGTGGTGACACGGTGGCGTGTGCGAGGCCCACCACGGATCGCTCGCTGGCAGGACCGTGCCGTCGAGCGCTCGGCAGATCTCGCTGGTGCGCGCGTCGCCCACGGCGTCGAAAAACCAGAACGGCCGCACTCGCGCGACGGCCGGGTCACGAAGCTGCTCGACGCGGCCGAAGCTGTACGCGCGCTGCGTGGCGTTGCGAAAAATCAGTTCCATCCGCCACGCTGGATTCGCCACCGAACCCTGCCACTGCGACAGGATCGCGGGGCCCACGGTGCGCTTGAAATCGGCCAGCGTGCCGCCCGTGGTTAGCGTCTGGTCGAGCGCGCTCCACACGTCGGTGACGACCGCTAGAGAGGCCCCGCCCGCGAACCAGAACGCGCGTCGCTGAGCCTCGGTGGTGAGCGCCGCGAAAATCGCATCGGTGACCGGGACGCGGCCGAAAAACCATTTCACGGCCTCGTCGAATGCGGGCGGCGGGTCTGCGCTCGCGTCGAGCGACGTCAGGGTCACAGATCCTCGATCACGTCGTATCGGCCGGCCAGCGACGCGAGGGTCTGCGCTCGCGTGAGGGCCGACGCCAGCGCCGCGGGGTCGTCGCTTCCGAGGATCGCCAGCAGCCGCGCGCGCAGATCCTCGGGGCTCGTCGCGGCGTCGATTGCATTCGCGATCGCACCGAGGGTGCCGCGCATCGCGCGAGTGCCGCTGGCAGTTCCGCGCTCGATCACCGCGTCGGCGTAGTCCTGACCGGCAGAGAGGGTCGTCGAAGCGTCCAGGACTCCGCGCGCCTCGAGCTGGCGCACGATCTTGCCAGCCCAATCGCGTCCAGCGTCACCGCCCCACAGCAGCCACGCAACCCACGCCGGGCTGCGCTTGTCGGTGCGCCGCGCCTCTGCCTCGCCCGGCGAGGACTCGTGTCGCGCGAACCACGCGCGCATCTTGACCGCCTTTTCGGGCGACACGTCCTCGCCACGGGCCAGGCGCCTTGCCCAGGCGATCGTCTCGGGTTGCAGACCGTCGCCGCCGTAACCTTCGTCGACCAGATCGAGGCCTCGGCGGAAAGCCTCTCGGACTCCCTGCGGGGGGCGCAGGGAGACGCCAGCGACCAGCGCCTCTCCCTCGGGCGCTGCAGGGGCTGCGGGGGCTGCAGGGGCCTCGACGGCCGCGCGTCGCAGCGGGACGCCGTAGCGCTCAGCCAGGGCCGCGACGTCGACGCTCAGGCCCGCTGCGGCCGCTGCGACATTCCACGCGGTGATCGCCTCCCCGGCGGTCTTATGCGTCGATGCCAGCGTCGCGGTGTCACTCGGCGGGGTCGGATCCCAGATCGGGCGCGGCGCGAGGTCGGGATCGCCGAAGTTGAACCACGCCCACGGCCGGAGGATCTGGCTATAGATCGTCTCCCCGAGGGCCTTGGCGTCGCTCTCCAGCAGATCCAGGCGGATCGCGTCGAGCGCCTGGGCCTTCGCGAACGACCCGCCCTCCTGCGCGTTGGACGCCTGCCCGAGCAGTGCAACGGCGATCGCCTGGTCACAGTGTGAGATCAGGTCGCGAAAGGCGCCGGAGGCCTGCACGTTGCCGGGCTCAAGGTACTTCAGATCAAAACCTCGGTCGTTCTGGTCGCGCGGCAGGACCACGAGGCCCTCGGCGCCGAGGCGTCGCAGATCGCTATAGAATCCGTCCTTTTCTCCGGCGTCGGCCTCTTGCGGCACGATCGCGCCGACGATGGGGAGGCCGTGTTTCTCGGAGAACCGCGACCAATCGCGACGGGCGTAGCTCCGCGCCAGCCACGGGATCGCGAGGCCGCGCACGGCTGCGCACATCCACGGGCGTGACCCGTCGGGGGCGTGCAGCACCCAGGCGCCGTCACCGGGCGTGACGTCGACGATCCCGTCGCGCGTCGACGCGCGGATCACCTCGGCGCCGGTGTCGAGATAGAGGTGCTCGGGGTGGAATAGCTGCACCGTCGGCGTCCACCGTCGAGCGCTCGTCGCCCACGTGCAGACCGCGGGCGCGAAGCCCAGCAGGATCGACCAGCGCAGCAGGTCGTGGATCAGCGACGCCGGTGCGATCTGCGGCCACGCCAGCTCTGCCTCTCGCGCGACGAGACGCGCCCGGCGCTGGTCGCCGAAGACGCTGGCCTCGAGCCGGAAGGGCAGCCCGCTGACCGCGAGCACGCGTGTGCGCAGGTCGGCCGCCACGCGATCGTCCTGCAGCAGCGCGTCGGCCAGCAGGGCGCTCGAGGTCCACTGGCCGACGATGTGATCGGTGAGCGCTGAGCGCACCTTCCCGACCGACCAGCGATCGTCCACGACGTCGGCCCACGACCGCGGGGCAGTAGGCGGCCGACGGTC